TTAGGAGGTCTGTTATAATGAAGATTAGAAAAATTATTTATGACATTCAAAATAACATACAAGAAAACTCTGCTAATCACATTTTAGCTTTGTATGTTTTATTTGTAATATCAATTATTTTATAAGGAATATAAATGAGTTTGCTAGACACAAATTATCAAGATCAAAGGCTGACTCCATCTGAAAAGAAAAAAATCAAACCTGCTATACAAGGTGGTGGATATAATTATTTAGGTAAACAAGAAGAAGTTACTGTTCCTAAAAAATGGTTATCTGATCCAGACCATGTTGTTGCAGAATTGGCTTATATTACTCCAAGAGAAAAAAAAATACTATTAGACATAGATTTGTATGGTTCTTTAAATGGTAAACCAAATAACGCACCTGGTGGACTAGATAGTTTACAGGGTGATATGGGTACTATTTCAAAAAGCAGTGGTGGTGGAACTGGTAACACTACTGGAGGTGGTAACAATAATAATAATAGTGGAGGCGGTGGAGGAGATAATCGTAGAGAACAATACTCTGTTGCAAGAACGACTACACCTATAAGTCAACCAGTTAGTTTACCATCAAATGCTGGAAATGACTCACCTTATATAATGTCAGGTGGAGAAAGATTTGCTGTAGATGATCCTAGAGTTTCTGAAATGTCAAATGAAGTAGACCAAAGAAATATATTACAAAAGGGTGTAGATAATGTTCTTGATTTTGTAAAAAGCGGAGGAATACTTGGTAATGTATTAGGAGGAATATCATCTTTTTCTGAAGGACTACAAGAAAAAGCTATTTCATTTTCTTTAAATAAAAAATTATCAGATATATATGAAGCTAATCCTGACTTTGAAGATTATGAAAGTTTAGATGAAATACCTGGAGAGATTGGTGCTAAAGTAAGAGATTTAGAAAGTGATTTGCAAGGTTTAAGAGATGGAACTTTTAAACAATCTGATTACACTGCAAAGTATGGTAGCGGAGATGTTACAAATCCTTTAGACGCATCATTTAATCCAAATTTATTATCAGACAGAGATGAAAGAAATTTACAAAATTTATTTACATCAGATTTTGCCTATGCTTTATCTGGAACTACACCACAAGACTCTATGGTAAACCAGTACTTTGCTAATATGGGTATGAGTAATCAACCCTTAAGTTCTAATTTGCAAACAGATTATAATAATGCTAAAAATAGCATAAATAGTATTTTGGGTGTATTACCCCCTAGTCAGCAGTTTGGCTACTCAGCAGATCCCTATGGCGGTCTAATGGCATCAAATCTGACTACCAACCCTTTTAACATAGACTATTTAAGGAGATTAGGATTAATATAATGGCAATCAATTTAAGACAATTATTATTAGACAGAGCTGCTAGAGGTATTGGAACTGGTGGTGGATTAATGGGTAATCAAAGTGGTCAACCAGGTCTTTTAGGTAACATGGCAAACATAAACCCTAATCTATTATTAGGTGCTAATATTATTGGTGCAGGTATGAGAGGCATTGATCCTTTTTCTTCAATTCTTCCTGCTGTTTCACAAACAGGACAAGTACAATCTCAATTTATGCAAATGGAAGAAATGAAAAGAAAAATGGAAGAAAATGTAAGAGCTAGAGAACTTGCAGGTAAACAAAGAAATTATTTTGAAACTTTACCAAACGATCATCCATTTAAAGAATTAGCAGAGGCTTTTCCTAATACCGCTGCTACTGCTGTAGTAAACCTAGAATTAAAAAAAATTGATGATGCTTATACAAAAGAAAAAGATAAGAAAAAAGCTATAGCCGATTATACTAAAAATGTTCAAGACCAAGAAAATAAATTATTTAGTTCTTATCAGTCTAATAAAGTTGTTCAAGATTTTGACCAAGCAACTCAAGGTGTTACTAAATTACTTAAAGGTTTAGAAGCTAATGATGGAGCTGGAGATGTTGCAGCTATATTTACATTTATGAAGACACTAGATCCTTCATCAGTAGTTAGAGAAGGTGAATTTGCTACTGCTGAAAATTCATCAGGTGCTTTAAGAAAATTTTGGAATATATATAATAAATTAACAAAAGGTGAAAGGCTAACTGATACACAAAGACAACAATTTAAAACTTTAGGTATTGAACTGTATCAACAAAATCAACAAGCATTAGATAATGTAAGAAATAATTTTTCACAAATTGCTGCTAATCAAGGATTAAATATAGATAATATATTTGTAGATTCTGATTTAAGACCAAAATTTGAATCTGTAGTTCAAATGGCTGCACCTGGCACAACACAAACAACTAAAACACAAAGAGTTCCACCAAATGCTATATTAGTAGATTATGAAGATGGAAAATATTATTTTAAAGTTCCAGGACGTAGAGATTTTTTGATAACAGATGGATATAAATAATGACTATTCTAGGAACAACCAATATTCTTCCAAGTCAAAGAAAAAAAGAACTTACTGAATTAACAGAAGTTCCTAATAAAATAAGATTTCTTGTAGAAGCAGCACCAAACATAAATTCTAAAGTTGCAACACTTCAAAAATTTTATGACGATGTTCAAGTATTAGAAGGTAACAATTTTATTGTTACAGATAGAGATGGAAATAGATTTCAATTAGATAATAAAAATGTAACAAATTTAGCTGATGCTATAGATTTAGGTAAAGAAGCTGCTGAAATGGTTGGTTCTATGATTGGAACAACTGTAGGTGCTACAGGCGGAAGTGCTATATTACCTGGAGCAGGAACTGTTGCAGGTGCAGTTACAGGTTCTGGAGCTGGTATGGCTGCAGGTGCAGAAATATTTGAAAGAGTTGGTAAAATGTATGGTGCTGAAGTTCTAAGAACTAACAAAGAACATTTAGCACAAAGAGCTACAGATTTTGCTTTTGGTTCTATAGGTCAAGCTGTTGCTCCATTAATTTTAAAACCATTAAAAGGTGCTGTAACAGGATTTGGAAAGAAAGGTATTGAAACAGCTAAACGATTAGAGGATTATATAAATGCTGGAGTAACACCATCATTAGGACAAGTAACTCAAAAAAGAGGAATACAAACAGTAGAAATGATTTTAGGTAATTTTCCAGGTAGTTCTGGTAGAATTGCAAAAATAGCTTTAGACGCACAAGATCAATTAGGAAAAAAATCTTTATCAGTTGCTGAGGATTTAATTGGTAAATCAATTCCAGATGAAGTTGTTGTAGGTAAAAATATATTAAATAGTTTAGATGGAATTAGTAATCCTAAAAGTTTTGTAGGAATGTTTAATTCAAGAGCTAGTGTTTTATTTGGAAAGTTAGATGAATTTATAAAACCTGATGATTTAATTGATTTAACAAGAAAAATAAATCCTAAGACAGGTTTTGGAGGAACAATAGAAACTTTAAAAAAATTTGTTTCTCCTGTTCAAGGAGCAGAAGCTACTAGTACACAATTTCAAAATCAATTTTTAACAGAGTTATTAGAAAATTTAACTAAGGATGTTGCTAAAAATAATGGTGCATTACCATATTCTGCATTAAAAGCTATAAAACAAAAAATAGGAAAAAAATTAGCATCTTTTGATATAATTTCTGATGTAGATAAAGGACAACTAAAACAAGTATATGGTGCTATAAGCGAAGATTTAAAAATAGCAGCTAAAAAATTAGGTGGTGCAAAAGCTGAAAAAGCAATTTTAAGAGCAAATAAATTTTATGAAGGTGGATTAAAAAGAATAGATGATTATTTAAAACCTATAATTAATATTGCTGATCCAGACAGAATTGCATCTACTTTAATAAATTCAGGTAAAGAAGGTGTAACAAGATTAAGAGCTATTAAAAAATCTTTATTAGCATCAGAAGGTGGTGAAGCATCTTACAAAATATTTTTGTCTAATTTATTAGAAAGAATGGGTAGATTACAACCTGGTCAGACTATTACAGGTGATTTTGTTGAAGCTAGTGGTAAATTTTCATCAGAATCTTTTTTAACTAATTGGAGTAAATTATCTGAGGCAGCTAAAAAAGAATTATTTTCTGGTAGTGGTTGGTCTAAAACTTTGGTTGACGATTTAAATAGAATAGTAAGTATTTCTTCATATATAAGACAAAGTGGTAAAACATTTAGAAACCCATCAGGTACTGCTGACAGATTAGTTGGACAAGGTATTATTTTTGGTGGTGGTGTATCTGCACTTACTGGTAATCCTTTGTTTTTATTTGGTGTACCATTAGTAATTGGAACTGCAAATCAAACCGCTAAATTAATGACCAATCCTAATTTCATAAAGTGGCTATCTCAAGGTATTAAAATATATGGCAACAAAGGTACAGATGCAGCACTTCAACATATAGGAAAACTTGGAACTATTATGGCAAATGCAGATAGTGAAACAAGACAATTTATTTATGAATACTTACAAATGCTACAAGGCAAAAGAGAAGAATAATCATGGACAACTTACCTCAAGAAAACGAAAAAAAAATAATCAAACTTGAAGGTGAGCTAAAACTAATTCACCACAAAATTGATGTGATAAAGGATAATCACCTAACCCACATTGACCTAAGAATAAACAACATCTACAAAATCTTATGGTTCGTAGCAGCACTAAGTCTGACAAGTCTAGCAAATCTAGTAATCAGTCTTCTAAAATAATCTCTGAAAGACAAAAAAAAACTTCCATAAAAGGTACAGTTGGCGAATATCTTACTATTGCCAGACTTACAAAAGAAGGCTTTTATGTGGCTAAAAGTGTAGATCCTGCTTGTCCATTTGATATTGTTATCGTTGGCAAAAATGGTAAAATACAGCTTTTAGATATTAAAACAAATACCTATCGTAAGCACAAAAAAGGTGAAAGTTTAAAAGATAAGCCAAAAGGCTCATACAAAATTCATAGAAGTCCTACAAAGGAGCAAAAGAAACTAGGTATAAAATTGTATATGGTAGATTATGAACAAGATTAAATTATTTATAAATAAGTTTTCACTTGCTTGGTTAGCTTGTATGTTGTGTATGGTAAGAGGAGATTTATCTGTTTTAAATATTGGTCATGCAATTATTGCTAGTAAGACAGGAACATTAACAGGAATTATTGTAGTATTAATGTCTTTAGTGCCAGTGCAATTTAAATATAAATTACCTATCTTTATGTTTATAGGTTGTTTTATAGGTGATCTAATTACCCATGATACACACTATGGATATTGGTGGACAGAAGCAGCTATCACTGCTTTAGTTGCATCTAGTATGAGTTTTGGATTAATGTTTACACCTGCAGGTAAAAAACTAGAGGAGTTTCTTAAATGAAAGTATCAGAAAATACATCAGTTGCTATGCCAATCAAGAATATGGTTGGTATTATAATAGCTATATCTATGGGTATATTTGCCTACACTGAGATTACTGCCAGACTAACATCGCTTGAGACATCAAGAGAATTGATGAACGCAGATTTATTAAAAGCTAGTGAACAAACTACTGTAGATAAAGAACAATTCTTACTTTTGGAAGACCTTTATGAAACTGTAGAAAAACATCAAGAATTACTAGATAAAAATATACACAACCAAGTCATGTTAGAACATATTGAAAAACAATTAGACAAAGCATTAGCTGATATTGAAAAACTAAAAGATAAGGTAAGAGAAAATGGAAAGAGTTACTAGAAAAATTATTCAATATATTGGTGATGAACAAAAAAAAGCAAAACAAATGAAATTAATAAAAGATTTAAAAAAAGAAGTAGAGATTGGCAAACATGGTACACAAAAATATGTAATTAAACAAGGTGAAAACAAAGGTAAAATATTATGACAGAGGTTATAGTGGCTCTTTTGATGATAATTAATGGAGAAATCAAGGAACACAGAATACAAGGATCTATGAGTGATTGTTTAAAAGGTAAGAGAATAGCATCAAGAAAGAAAGCTGATAATGTTGAATATCAGTGTATCAAATCAGAAGCAGAATTAGAACTGAATATAGATGGTAGCAAAAGTATTAAGAAACTAATATTAGAATGATAGATAAAATTATATATACTTTTTTAGGTTGGTTAGATACGTTCTCTGAGCATTTAGACAATATATTCTTTCCCAAACCTAAAAGAAAAAAAAAATGTAAAAATTGCAAGTGCAATTGTCATTGTAAAGATGACTTACATATTAACAGCTTCGATCAAGAACTATGTAATTGTGAAGGGTGCAAACATTAAGGATTTTATGAGGTGTAATTATGGAATATTTACTGATAAAATTAGAATATTTGTGCAGAAAATTATATGGCTTTGTTTGGCGATTAAGAATAAGATTAACAATGAACTTGGAGAAAAAATATGTACGAAGAAGTAAAAGAAGAAATAAAGATTTGTGAAGGCTATGTGCCTAAGATTTACAAATGTTCTGAAGGCTTTGATACTATATTCTATGGACATAAGATTACACCTGAAGACCAATATGAACATGGTGTAGAGTATTCAAAAGAAGAAGGTGAGCTTGTATTTGAGAGAGACTTTCAAAGAACAGTAGATGCAGCAGAAAGATTAATAGGAGACAGATCAATTAATGATACTGCTAAAGAAGTTATTATTAATATGGTTTACCAAATAGGAGAAGGTGGTGTGTCCAAGTTTAAAAATATGTGGAAAGCCTTAGATAGAGAAGATTATGGTGAAGCTAGTTTTCAAATGATGGATTCTCTTTGGGCTAAACAAACTCCTAACAGAGCAAAAAAACTAGCAGAAAAAATGAGAGGTGCATAATGTGGTTTAGTGCAGTAAAATTAGCTTTAAATGCAGGTACGCATATCTATAAAAAGAAACAAGAAACTAAAATGCGTATGGCTGATGCTCAAGCAGCTCATGCAGAAAAGATGGCTAAAGGAGAACTTGAGTATTCAGGAAAACTTTTAGAAGCAAGACAATCGGACTGGAAAGACGAATTTGTATTGGTCGTTTTAACTTTGCCGATATTAGTAATTGCTTGGGGAGTCTTCTCAGATGATCCTGGTGCTTCTGCAAAGATAAAAGAGTTCTTTGAACAGTTCCAACAGCTCCCTTCATGGTTCACAAACTTGTGGATTTTGGTCGTAGCTTCGATATATGGAATAAAAGGAACACAAATATTTAAAGGAGGAAAGAAATGAATTTAAAAGAACATATCCCACATTTTGTGGCAGAACATAAGAAAGCAATTGCAGTTGCTGCTAAGGCACAATTGTTCGAATTCAACGATGCTTTCACAAGAGCTCAGTTCAGATCAGCAGTAGAACCTTTCTTAAGAGATGTAAGAAATAGAAGAGGTCTTGTCGATTTCTCAGTAGTTTGTGACGAAACAAACAATACTGATTCAGTGATCGATAGAAACGAATTTGTTTGTTCAATATTCGTGAAACCTAATAGATCAATTAACTTTATCACATTAAA